TCACGCAACATCACGACCACCCTTGATTGTCCGCAAGGCCGGTTTTGCACGGTCCTTGCACGAAAAAAGAGAACGTGAGCAGTACGCCTGCAGCTCGCGGATGATGTTCTCGGTGGCTTGCATGGCGTCGGACAGATAATCCGGGTCGTTGTGCTCATACCAGTTGGCCGTCCGGCTCTCGTCGTGACCGAGCCACATGTCCCGCTGCTCCTGCGAAACCGGTGGCTTTTTCGACCTGCGAACGTGCGTCGCCATGAAATGGCGGATCGTATCCTGGGTGAACCGATCCATGCCGGCGTCGACAGCGTGGCGCTTGAACGTCTTCTTCATCGTCGTGATAGGCTTGCCGTCCCAGATCATCGGCGCGTCGCCGCCCCATTCATCCAGCCAACCGGTCAGGTTCGCGGTCAGCCGGATCGTCGGCCGGTATTTCTTTGTCTGTCGGCGACCGGGCGGATTGAGGTTCAGTGTCCCGAACTCGCGGTTGACCTGCTTTCCGGGCCGAAGGTCGATGATCGCTTCTGGCCGAGCCCATGTATTCAGCGCGAGGATCACGAACCGGAACAGGTTCTCTTGCCGTTTGTCGATCGCGTCAATGAACTGGCCGAGCTGCTTGAACGTTGGCAACCAGTCGCGCGGCATCGACGGTGCCAGCGCCGTAAGCTCGGCGACGCGCTTGGGCTGCGTCACGACATCGGGCGCGGAATCGAGCAGTTGGATTTCATGCTCGTTGCCGAATCCGTCCTTCACGACTGACAGCCGCTTGCCGAACCGGAAGGCGGCGGAAACAACCGCAAGATTGCGCGCAATGGATCCTGCGGCGTGACCGTGTTTTGAGACGCACCACAGCATGAACTCTTTCTGTTTGATCGGGCCGAATGTTGAGACCGCCGCCGTGGGCATGATCTTCTCGGCTAGAAATTCGCTCATGAGCGCGATGGCGCGGAAGGCTTGATCGCCGGACGGCTTCGCCTTTACGTCGTTCTCATAGTAATGATCGAGCGCAGCCACAATCATCACGGATGCGGGCGAACGGCTTCCGTCTTGCCGTGCTGCCCCGACAATTTCGATGAGTTTTTCCTGGGCGGTTTCGAGAACTTCTGTGCCAAGTGACCGGCGACGCGTTGCGCCTGTTCGCTGGTCATACCAGTAGGCGTAGAGCTTTCCGGTATTGTGAGCATTGCCGATCCAGTATCCGCCGTACTCCCACAATCGAGACACGGGACTTCCTTTCTCTTCAGGTAGGCCGCGACATCGTCAGGATGATACAGGACGATGCCGCGCTTGCCGCTGACAAATGAGATTTCGTTACCCTGTCGAGCGCTGCGGAGTTCTCGCCCGCTCAACAGGTTTGGGTAGCGACGACAGACCTCGGTTTCGGTTATCAGCGCGTCGAAGTGTGCCAGGGTAGATGTCACGCTCTATGGCCCCCACAACCTTTGATCGTCGCGGATGAAATTAATGCGCGGCGCGCTTTCCACATCGTGGCCGATGGGAACATCCAGAGAGACGTCACCCCACCTATTGTGATCGTCGCGAAAACTGGCGCGGATGAACTCTTTGACTTGGCATGCGATTTGAGATTGCTTCAGGCGCCCCTCCAGTACCGCGAGCGTAATATTGCTAATGATGTCATCGCGTTGATCTCGCGGGAGTGAGCGAGGAACAGCAGCGGCGATTAGATCAAGGACACGGAGGGCGTTAGAGTGAGTAGCCACGATAGCCGGGCGAGAGATAAGGGTTGATGAGCGAACTGTCAGCTTTTTGAGCTGAGCTTTCAGCTTCGGGTTGAAAAACAAGAAAGCCTTCCCCTTCCAAGGCCCAAGAACTTCCGAGACGGCTGCCAGCTTTTTAGTTTCGCGAACTGCTTCGATCGCTTGCTCTACCTGTTCACGCGAGAAACTCCGGGTGACATTGGCCGTGTAGCCATGGCGGTGCTGGCCCGCCCTTCTCAAAGCGCGAACACGTTTGCTTCTTTTCTCATTGATGGCATCCCTGTTTCGACGGAAGGATTCCTGCTTTGCCTGTTTCAAACAGGCGCGACACCCCCTGAAGCCTCTTTTGTCTATGAGAAGATTTTCGCCGAAAAGTGGGTGTCCCTTTTTGCAATGAGTTTTCTCGCTGTTTTTCATTAGATCCAACCTTGCTCTCGTGCCGGCGCCAGTCGCCAACCGAGGCAGAATCGGAATCCTCGAAAAGGTCCGAAATGAGTCAACTAGCCGATAGGGCGCGACGTTTAACCTCCGATGTCGCGTCGCCCACCGACCTAATCGCGCAGGTCCGCATTGGACTGGCGCCTTGAGGCCGAGCGCGTCAGTGCTTGCGTCGGGCAGGCGGCTCATGGTGTAGCCCTCCGGATCGCCATCATCCCTTGTGTCGCGAGTGCGTCGGCGCGCTCATTGCCGGCATGTCCGTTGTGTCCGCGTACCCAGCGCCATGTCACTCGGAGTCCTGCGGCCTCGCCATCCAGGTGAACCCAGAGGTCGGCGTTCGGGACCGGCGCATCCTTACGGATGGCCTTTTGCTTATCAGTCCATTTCCGAATTTTCTTCTGTCGGCTCGCAGCCCATTCGGTGGAGCCTTTCACGACGTATTCGCTGTCGCTGACGATCGTGACCTGACAGTTCGCAGGCAGGACGGTCAACGCTGTGATGACTGCCATCAATTCCATGCGGTTGTTGGTGGTCACCGGCTCGCCACCGATGATTTCAACGCGGCCGACCTGATGGCAGTCGATCACGACGCCGAAACCGCCGACGCCGGGGTTCGGCTCGCATCCGCCGTCACAGTGGACCAAGACGCGATCTGACCGTCGAAGCCGCTCGCGGGCTTCTGGGACAGACAGTGGACGCGACGGCAGAGGGGGAGCCGCCGCCGCGTCCGTCGTGCCAATGTCTGAGGGGATGACAGCCATCGGGATCACGTTCGCTCACGGAAGTGCAGCAGATCATCGCGCATTGAGGCGATGAGAAGCTCCGCCTTGCGGTAGCGCGCGGCACTGTCTTTGTGAGGGAGATGCAACATTAGCGCACTCCCTTCCGCTGAATAATCTCCAGTCGATCCGCCACATGGGCGGACATGCGGCACAGCAAATACGAATTGAGGTCGTGGTCGTAATTCCGATACTTGTCCCGCGCCAGAGCTTTGATGAATTTCATCATGGTCAGGCAGTCGGACAGCGATGTGAGACGGCAATCGGCAACTTCGCACAACAGTGACCTGAATGCGCTTGTATATGCGCCGGATTTGATCCTTGCATCCCAGAAGCCGTTCATTTTTTGGGCTTCAACCACCGCCGCGGTTGCGAATTGCAAGTCGCGCATTTTACGCGCTCGGCATTCTTTCAAATACGAAACCCTAGCCGGGTCGCCTTTTGCTTTGGCTTCTTTAATCCACTTCTCAAAGGTGTTCTTGAGATCTGAAATAAATGAAACGAAGAGCGGTGAGTTGTCGTCGTGGTACCAACCGATTTGAACGGACGCATATTCGATCCGCTCATTCGCTGGCAGCAACCGCTCAAGTGCTTTGAGTGCCTTTTCCGCCTCGATCTGCTTTCGAAGCAGGAATAACGCATTTGCCGTGACGCGCTCGATCGATCCGTCGCCATTGCGAGCTTTGCGGATGGCTCGAACGATACGCGCGGCCTCGTTGTGCTTTTCTTCCCAAAGAAGGTTGAACATTACCTTGAACTTCGGGGGTATGCGGACTGCTTCCGCCTTCGTCACAATGACCGGCGGAGTGCTGACAGCGCGCGGCCCTTTGGTGATAAATCTGGACAGTTTTGCCGGGTCGATCGCGTCGGCTGTCAATTCCTGAACTGCTGACATGGTGGCGTTCCCCTTTTGACGTTCAGTATCCAAGGATCGCGGCCCAGACGGCCACGTTGGCGATGGTGAGTGTGATGGCGATGAAGGATGCCCAACCCGGTACCTCGGCGTTCAGCACAGTCATTCGATCACCTGTTCTGATTTGCGGGAGAGGGGACGGGTATCCGTGGTCGCGGTGGCAAGCGGCTCAAAGCCGATATTCTGCTGCCGGATGGCTCGCGCGGCATCGGTGGCCTCGTCCATCAGAACGATGATGCTGCCCTCGGGGACGCCGGCATCACGCAACGCGCGCATAACGGCGCGCTCATCACCGAGATCGCATGACGACACGGCGAGGATGCGAGCCAGCGCCGCTGTGGTGTGAGGGCATGCGCTCATTGCGCTGGCCCTCGGTTGACGAAACGCTCCAGCACGGCGACATGCGCAGATTGGTCGCCGTTGTGCTGAGGAGGACTGACCATGATCTCGGGAGGAATCCGAGATGCGAGGTAATCAAGGCCCTTCGGGGTAACCCAGCCGCGCGGGCGCGTGACCTCGTCAGTGCCGAGTTCACCTTTGACGACGAACAGCCCGGCATCGACGTACTGTGCGCGCGGGATCAGGACGCCTCCCTGATGGAAGCAGTATTTCTTCTGCAGCCATTCGGTGAATAGGCGAGGGCGACAGCCCAGGGCGCGCCCCGCGTTCTGGTAGCCGAACAGGCCGTCAGCATTGATAAAGGCGTCGTAGGCGTCTGCCTTCGGGCCTAGGACGGTAATCTGTCGCTCGGCCGCCTGACGCAGTTCGACCTGATCGGCCCAAGCACGAGCCGCGATGGCCGGGCTGGTGAAGTCGGGCAGCTTGGCGAACGCAACCGTCTGCTCCAGTTCCTGCCAGCGATCGACAAGGCGAGCTGTGAACTCGGGGCTGAGCTGGGCGACGATGACGTAGCTGTCACGCTTGCCGACCCGGTATTCCTTGATCGTTCGTGGCCCAAGACCGGGATTGGAGACTTCCGCCAACGGCGGAAGTGTAATTACACCGCGTTCTGCAAGGCGCTCAATCGAGCGCTTAACGTCGTCGTGGCGAGAGCCGAGCAATTCGGCGATCTCGCGGCTGGACATAGTCGGCTCGGCGCCGAGACCAAACTGCGGTGTGAGGGCGGATGGCATATGCGCTCCCGAATGCTTCGAGAGCGATAATGCATTAATGCACGATCAAGTCAATGCATTAATTCACGGGTGGTCGAACATGATGTAGTTAATCGCGTCCTGAGTGTCGCCGCGGATGACCCATTCGATGGTCCCGATGATCTTAATTTCGTCATTACCCATTGAATTATCAAGAATTATTGGCTTCATTAAGGGGCGTTTGGCATCCCCTGTCAGATCATCGCTGGCGCCGCTTAGAAGCGTCCAGCGGTCCGGCCTATCACCCTCCTGCCTCATGAAACGTGCAGTAAGTTCGATCTTTGAGCCGTCCCGCGCGCGGCGCTCCACTATAACTGGGTGGGTCATCCTTCGATTATTGTATGGCCTGTTCAACCAAAGACGCTCTGGATCGTAACGAACACAAAACAAAATATCACCGTGATTTGCGATAGCAGTCGCGCTTTCGTCCCTTACTATGCAGGCGAAACACTGCTCCGGCTTATGGAAAGTGCTCGTCAGAGACAGTGGGCCATAGTCGGTAATATCTTTGAGCGCCGGTTCTCTCCACTTCCCTGCAGCGACATCTCCAATAAAAATAGTGTTTTTCGTAGCCAACGCATTTACATGCTCATCGGCGGGGTCGAGAAACACATCCTTGCGGTGGTAGTAACCGGTGGTGAGCTCCGCCGAGTCCTTAGCCTCCAAAAATGGAGCAGGATTTAGTTTGCTGAAGACGGCGATCTTCTCAATCGTCTTCATGGACAATGTGAACTTGTGCTTCGGATCGTTCAGAGCGCGGGTGAGGGTAGATCCAGATATGCCGGCCCCCTTCGCTAACGCTCCAGGCGTGAGATTGAGGGCGTCTAGGACATGAAGGACGTAGGCCTTGGCGGCAGCTTGCAGATTCATGTTTGCACCCTAAATGCGGAATAAATTCAATACATCATGCATAAATGCAGTAATTGCTTGCGGGGAGAGCGGAAATCGGGCATTAATTCACGATGCCATGCTCTATTTCGACCGACATCGCTTTATTTGAGGCCCGCCTAAAGGCGGCCAAGGTGCCGTTATCTAGGGTGCTGGCGGCAGCAGAGATTGACCGCTCAACTTGGAGCCGATGGCGCTCTGACGGCGTAAGCCCCACGCTCACCAAATGGCGCGCTGTGCAGTTCGCTGTCGACAGTCTTGCTGGTCCGGTCAATGCACCGAATACCCCATCACCCGATGATACAGGCGACCGTGCTTTACCGTCATCTGACGATCCCAATTCTGAAACTCCGCAATCGCCGACCGTTGTCGGCGACCCAGATTCCGCCGCGTCATCGCGACGGAACGCTTCTGGCTGCCGAGCCTGACCCGGCCACGGCTGCGATCCCGACTGCGCGTTGTGTTGCGTTCCATGTGAGTTGCTCCTGCAATGAGAAAATCGATGCGCCAAGCCTACGCAACGACCGATCAGAACGGCAAATCGCCGCCACTCCAAAACGGATCGGAATTATCCGTAACGGATACATTTCAGTTCATCCACGGTGCGGTCACCAACATCTTCAAGCGCATCCAGCCCAACAAAACATGGGCTTTGATCGCCGACACGCTCGGCCTGGGAGAGCACGCCGCGAAGCATCGCGCAGCGAACCATCGTGACTATAGCGTCGAAGAGATCATGGTCCTTCTTCACCAAGAGAACGGCGACGAGATCCTTGAACTGCTGATGGCTGACGCGATGCCAAAGTGGTGGCAGGGCCTGCAGGCGTCTTTGACGCTGTCGAAGGCATATGCCGCGCAGGCGGCGTGGCACCAGAGCGTGATGGCACTCGACAAACAATCAATGGATGCCCCGACCCGCCGACAATTCAAGAAAGTTCGCAATGCAGACCGAAAACTCACCGCCGCCCGCGCGGCGCAAGAACTTGCCACGGGGCTTCTTCTTCAAAACCAAGATCGCTCTTTGGCTGGCCCCGTGGCTGCGCCCGCTGTCAAAGCGAAAATCCCCGCCGCAGGAATGCGGGCAGGAGGTCGGCGCGGATGAGCATGAATTACAGCGCGGTATTCCCGAAGTTTTGGACCGGAGCGACCGGACGCAACATCCGCGGTGACTTGGAAACCCAGGTCATCGCCGCTTACCTGATGACGTCGCCACATGCGAACATCATCGGCGTCTATCACTGCCCACCGTCCTACATTTGCGAGGACACTGGATGCTCCTTCGAAGGGGTTTCGAAGGGGCTTCGCCGCCTTGAAGAACTCGACTTTTGCACCGTCGATAAGACCACAGACGTGATCTGGGTGCATGAGATGGCGTTTTACCAGATCGGTAAAGAGGTCAAGCCAACCGACAAGCGGCTGAAATACATCCATCGCTTCTTCGATGGCATTCAAAATCCCCTTACAAAATGGGCATTTTTCAAACGTTACGGTTCAGCGTTCCTCCTACCGGAGCCGCCTCAGCAGCAGTCTTATGATACCGATGTGGAAGGGGCTTCGAAGGGGCTTCTAAGGGGCTTCGATGGGGCTTCGATGGGGCATCCGCCACTATCACCATCACTATCACCAACACCAGCACTATCACCAACACCATCTCAGCCGTCGCCTTCGGCTCCTGAAATGGTCTTGGGCGGTGGTTCTTCAAAGCTACCGGTGAAGACAGGATCGAACCGAAATACATCGCTGGGCAAGGTGACCAACGTAGACTTCGAGGATTGGTGGAAACTGTACCCTCTCAAAAAATCAAAGGCAGGCGCGCAGCGTTCTTTCGAAAAGATCATCACCAGTGGTCAGGCAACCATCGAAGAGCTTCGCACAGGCGCCATGCGCTATGCAGCTGAGCGCACCAACCAAGACCCGAAATACACGAAGCATCCAACGACTTGGCTGAACCAAGGGTGTTGGTCCGATGAAGGGCCATCCCGCATCAGCGGTGTGTTTGCTGTGCCCTCTGGTGGCACGTCGCCGCGCTCCGGTGCTGTCAGCCGATTACTCAACAAAATTCATGGTCAGAAGCAGGAGGCCTCATGAGCAACATCGTTCGTCTCGCAACATCTCGACCGGTGCAGTCTCGTGGTCCGGAGTATCCATCACCCACTCATGCTTCCGTAATCGAGGCGGAGGTCTCAGCCGTCTTCCAACTCAATAGCGAGTTTTATTCGGCTCGCCACGACGAGCAGCGGCTGACGTCCTTAATAGCGCGGTGCCAGCCCTTGCTTGGACCATACGCAGGCGAACTGAAGCGGGAGATCGCAAAGGCGCTGCAGCCTGCAACCGTCGATGAAATTCGCAAGCACATCGTTCTGCTGCTCTACAGCAATCCGCGCGCGCAGCGGCTGACAGAATCGTTCGGAGATCTCGTTGAAAGTGACGTTGGGGCACTGGAACCAAGTAAGGGGGCGATTGAAGCCGCTTGCCGACATCTTCGCACAAACCCGCGCCCGGAGTTCAAGCCGGTCCCAGATATTCCTGAGATTGTCGACATGGTGAAGATGAAGCAGGGCAGCTTTGAGCGTGCCGCTGACCTGATTGACCGAATGCCTGCAAAAATCGAAGAGGCCACCAAACAACTCGACGAGCTCAAGCGATATTCCGCTCTTCAGCGGGATCGGACAAAAAATCAAATCCGGCGAGTTCTGCAAGATCACCCATCGGCCGACGAAAGCTTTGCACTCAGAGGATATTCGCGATCGCTGATCGATGAGGTTAGGTCGGAGATGATCGCGGAGCGAGAGCTTGCTGCGCGGAACCCGGCGTCGGTAAGTGAAAATCCACTTGCGTGATGCTGTGAGAAGCCGAAATGACTCATCGCCCGATCCAACAAATCGCCATCCACGGACATGAGCCCGGCGGGACGCGGCGCGTCTATCCGATCTTGATGACGTGGGACCGGTCATCCTCGCTGATCGATGAGGCTATTCAACATGAGCAGATGTCGGACTGGCAAGGTCAGGCGCTGCATGCGCAAGGCGGCACGACGAAGAGTGAAGCGAGATCAGGAGCGGGCAAGTGAGCAAGAAAAATCAGCAGATGGCGGTCAATCCGCTGACGCGGCACGAAAGGCTGATGACACTGGCTCGAAGGTGTGAGCAGACGCGCGCGTCGAGCCAGCCGATCGACGAGGCAATCGCGCTGGAGTTCGGGTGGAGTTATGACGACAAGGCGCGGATGTGGCGGTCGGGTGACGTAAAGCAGCCGGATCGCATCCATGCGCCCCAATTCACGCTGGTCTTCGAGCACACCAAGCGCCTGCTTCCGGTCGGATTCCGGTGGCGCGGCGGGACCTGCCACATCAGCAGCGAGGTCCACATCTGCCCAGACCACAACGACCCGATGCATCGCGAGCGGCTGATGAAGGAATGCCCGCCGTCGGTCCAAATCTGGAACGAGGGTTTAGAGGTCGAACTGCGGCCCGGAGGCGATAGCGCGTTCATTCTCGCCTTCGCTGCGGTGTGCCTTCGCGCCCACGCTGAAATGGAGTTGTGCAAGTGAGCATCAGGTCTTGGAAGGACCCGGGGAAGGGGATCAGCCGCAGCGACGGTGGTCTGCGTCGAATAGTGACCGGATTCGACCCCGAGACGTTCGATCAAGTCCGCGACTTAGCGAAGAAGTCCGGCGTCAGCTTCAGCGAGAAGGTCCGCGAGTTGGTCGAGTTCGGTCTGAATGACATCGAGGAGGATCAGCAAGGTGCAAAATGACCAACCGATGCGGTGGCATATCCTGATCGCCTCACCGGGGCAGGAGATCAAGGCCGACGACGGCCTACATGCTCGCAAGGTGGAATCGTTCGTGCCGAAGTTGGCGCGGGCACAGCGCGCGGGCCGAAGTTCCATTCGCGTGGTGCCGCGTCCGATGTTGCAATGCTACGCCTTTGCCAATCTGCCGGTGGACGTCAGCGGCAAGGTCGACGGAGGCATTGGTGACATCGTCCGGGCCACGCCAGGAATTCAGGGTTTTATGATGCTGGAATACAATCGATATGCCACGGTGCCGAACGAGGCCATCGACATGCTGCGCTTCACCGAGGCCGAGATTGAGGAAGATCGCTGCAGGAAATTCAATCGGCCGCCGGCGTTCGCTGTGGGACAGCGGGTGTCGATCCCAAAAGGCCCATGGTCTGAGATCGCAGGCAAGATCAAATCGCTCCACGGCAACATGGCAGAGGTCGTCATGGAGATGGCTATCTTGGGAAGGGACACCGCCCGCGTCGATGTGAGCAACCTTCGACAGGCTGGATAATTATTCGTGCAAGTGAATCACTTCATCTGCGAAGCACCATATGTTGATCGCGCTTGTAACTCCCGCACCATCGGGAGCGAGTCGATGCAGATAAGTGGATAGCGACGATGCATCGGCGTCCATCAGTTCGGACAGGCAAAGCCCATCACTTGGGCGAGACGCGCGTAGCGTCTTCATTGTATCCCGAGGAAACGTTTCGCGTACCTCGGTTGATGCGTTTCCCGTGAAACAATGTCGAGGCTCAATGTCCGACAACGTCATTCATCTCAACGACCATAGATTAGCGGCCATCAAATCTGACGGCGGCAGGGCCCGCATCAAGCGCCAGCGCGCCAAGCGCTTTGGCAAAGAGCCGGTGGATGAATTGGTGATGCTGCGGCCTGATCCTGAGATCATTGAGTTGCCGAGCGATTGTGCCTAAGCCGTTAGAGCGGCGCGAGCGCAACAGAGAACATGACGCCCGCCGTCGAGCTACGAAGGAATGGCGGGCGTGGTACAACACCAAGCGATGGCGCGACAGGCGCTTCGCCCAGCTCCGAGCGGAGCCGTTATGCCAGCGATGCAAGGCCAAGGGGTTGGTTGTTGCGGCTACTGTTGCTCACCATGTTGTTCGTCATGGTGGTGACGCTGATTTGTTCTGGAATGGCGAGCTGGCTTCGTCGTGCAAGGAATGCCACGACACGATAGAGCAGGCCATCGAGGCGAGAGGCTATGAGGTTGGGTGTGATGTGAGCGGGCGCCCGATCGCTTCAGACCATCCTTGGAATCGAAAACGAAATTGAAAACTCATTAGGGGGGGGCGGTCAAAAAGTCTGGAGAGTTTCTCTAGGAGACCGGCGCCCAAGCTACATACGCAATGGGACCAAAAATCAAAGGGGACCCATCGCAATCAAACGGGACGACGAGAGGTAGATAATTGAAATCCTTCGTCGAATTGCGCTGTTTGATTAATCTGGAAATCAAACGAAATGCCGCGAGGCGGTAAACGCGAGGGTGCGGGGCGGAAGCCAGCCGCAAAGCCTGCGGCCCCGGCGCAAAAACCGCTGACCCCTCGCTTTGAGCCGACAGTCATTGATGGGCTGGCTGAGCCTGAATGGGCGGCGCAGTTCACGGACGAACTGGATCAAGATCTTGCGCGCCGGCAATGGCGCATAATCATTGGCGAGCTGCGCGGTTCGGAGAAGCTGGCAAACGCAAACGAGCGACAGGTCAAGCGCCTAGTCGACGCCTATGTGCTCTACGAAATCGCTATGCGCCACGTTGCGGATGAGGGGGCAGTCTTCCCGCGCAAGGGCAAAAAGCAGCCCGCGTATAATCCGTGGTTCACAGTATTGAAGGACGCGAACGCGATGGCGTCGGCTGCTGAGGCAGAGCTGACGATCACGCCGCGCCGGCGCAACAATGGCGGAAAAGTCCAAAGGCAAAAGCCGTCGGTCATCGGCGGCGGCTACCTCAAAGCGGTTGCCAAGTGACCCAACCACGCAATGGGCGCGCGACGTTGTCGACGGTCGGATTGTATCTGGTGAATTGGTATGTCACGCCGCTGAGCGGCACATAAAGGACATCCTGGAGGGATCAGCCCGCGACATCTACTGGGCGCCGGAACGCGCAGAGCATGCACTCGGGTTCTACCCGAACTGCCTTTCGATTACGGAAGGCGCTCTCGTCGGGCAGCCCTTCAACCTTTTGCCTTGGCACACCTTCTCCGCCGGCAATCTGTTTGGCTGGCGCAAATCTAGCGGCCGCATGCGATATCGCTCCGGCTGGCTCGAGACCGGGAAGGGGCAAGCGAAGTCCCCGTTCATGGCGGCCACAGGCCTGTACATGATGGGGTATTACGGCGTTCACCGCGCCAAGGTTTATGCGATCGGTCAGGATAAGGCGACCGCCAACGTTCTGTTCAAGGACGCCGCGGCGATGTGCCGGGCGCCGATACCTGGGACGGATCCGGAGGACAGAGATACTCTCGAGGGGCGCGGCGAAGTCATCATCCGCGGCTTTCTGGACAACGCTTTCAAAATCGAGCACCCGGCGACTAACTCGGTTTTTCAGTCGCTCGCAAACGGTGAGGCGATTTCGGGCCCGAGGCCGACGCTGGTTTCGGCGGACGAGATCCACGAGTTCAAAAGCAATTCATCTATCGAGACGTGGAAGCGCGCTATCGCCAAGATGCCTGGCGATGCATTGATGCTTCTCGGAACGAACACCCCAGCTTCAACGCAGATCGTCGGCACTCAATATTCGGAATATTACCAGAAGGTCGCGAAGGGCGAGATCAGGGACGACGAGGCCTTTGGCTTCATCGCGCGCGTCGACAGGGTGGATCGCGAGAAGGTTTTCGAGAACGAGGCGTGCTGGATAAAGGCGCTCCCAGCGCTCGGCATCACGTTCCCGATCGAGAACATCCGCGGCGAAGTGAACACCGCGCGCGAGCTTCTCTCCACCGCCATGTCGGTGAAGCGCCTCTACTTCGGAATTCCTACCGGCTCGGTCGATTTCTGGATTGCAGAGGAAGCCTGGGCCGCCGTTCAGGGCAAGGTTGACATGCTGGCACTGCGAAAATGCAGGTGCTGGCTGTCTCTTGATCTTTCGCAGAAGAATGATTTGACCGCGCTCACCGCCGTATGGATCGATGAAAACGGGCATCTCTGGGCAAAGACTTGGTATTGGACCACGAAGGACAAGCTGGCGGACCGGGCTCGCACGGATAACGCGCCTTATGAGGAGTGGGTCGAAGACGAGGGTATTGACCTGACCGCCGTTCCTGGCGCCGTAATTGATAAGACGTTCGTCGCTGCCAAGATCAAGGAATTCATTTCGGAGAACGAAGCGGTTGAGTTTCTGGCGTTCGACCCAGCCGGCATCGGTGACTTCATCGCGGCATGCGAGCAGATCGGGTTTCCGGTCTGGAAATGGGAAGGCCCAGACGAACCGGAAGGCCAGGGACTCAAGCTTGTAAGCCACGGCCAGGGAACCAGGGTTATCTTCGAAGACAAGCAACTCTGCATGCCCCGTTCGGTGGAGCGGCTTGAGGACAGAATCCTCACAAAAGGAATTACGATCGATTCCTCGCCTGTCACCTATTGGTGCGCGGGCAATGCCCTTCTGATTTCTGACGGGCAAAAGAATCGAGCTTTTGACAAGAAGCGATCGCGCGGCCGTATCGACGGCCTGGTCACTATCGCCATGGCGGTCGGTGCAGCGACGAACGACTTAAAGGCGTCGGTCCAATCGTTCTGGGAAACAGTGTGACGGGATTTTAAAGCATGGACTTCCGGTCGCGCCTTGGCGCTGCATGGCGCGGCATCTCTGGGAAAAGCGAGCGAAGCGTGACTTCATCGCTCGAGCTTTTCCGCGAAGTGTATGGCGCTCGTTTATCGGAAGCCGGGATCCCGGTAAATTGGCAGACGGCGCTTCAAGTGACAACGATCCTTGCGTGTGCACGGGTGCGTTCTGAAGGCCTATCGGTCCCGTTCCGGGTTTATCAGGAAACATCCGGCGGGCGAAAGATCGCGACCGACCATCCGCTGCATATGCTCATCAGCCGCAAGCCGAATGGTTGGCAGACGTCGCTCGAGTTCTTGGAGACGATCAGCTTCCATCTTGATTTGACGTTCAACGCTTACGTCTTCACCAACAAGGTTGGTATCGCGCGCGAGATAAGGGAGCTGATCCCGATTGAGCCCGGGCGCGTGCGCACGGAGCAGCAGGCGGATTATTCGTTACGCTATTTTGTGCGGGGCAAGAGCGGGGAAGAGCAGGAGTTCGGTCAAGACGCGATATGGCATATCCGTGGGCCGTCTTGGAATAGCTGGCTCGGGATGGACCCGATCTATATGACGCGGAATGCCATTGGCCTTGCCGCCTCACTGGAGCGATCGCAAAGCGAACTGCAGAAGAACGGAATCCAGACTTCTGGGCTGTACAGCGTCAAGGAGAACTTAAGCCCGGAGAAATTTGGTTTCCTCTCCGCATGGATGGACAAACATCTTCCCGGCGGGGAGCGCGCCGGG